GTGGTGGTGGAATGCTTTCTACTGTCAAAAATTTCTTTGGGTTAGCAAAAGATAAAGACCATCAAGTATCTCCTAAGACAATGATGGGTGGTGTAGTTAATAATTTACAGAAAAGAAGAATGATGATCGAAATGTTTGGTGATGAAAGCATTGGTGGTGGCACCACTGGTGGACTGATGAATATTATGAATGATCTTACTAGTAGTATGAGTACTATTCAAAGTGGTGATAGTTTCAAAAATATCAGTAAGAACTTGGTTACTAACATGTCAGGTATAGCAAATAGTAATAGCACTAAGAGTATGATATCTGAATTAACTAACAATGTTATCAATGAAGGTAATGAATTACTTAACGAACAAGGTGGTGTTGAAGGAATAAAAGAACAAATGACTGGTATGATTCAGAAGGCAAAGGCAGGTATTCCCAACCTAAACATGGAGAGTGGTGGAAGCATGGCAATATCAGTTGTGAAGCAATCTCCATTCTTTACAGAGTATGCTAATACAGCACAGTTCTCATGAAACCAGAAAGTAATTTTAAATTAAAAGCTCTAATTGTGGGTATTGATGGAGAGGATAAAGGTTTCTCTATTAATAATCTATTAACTTTAGCATATATTGAAGACATAAAAAGTGCTTCTGTTCAAATGCATATATCATTAACTGATACTGCTGATGGTGCTTTATCTGAGATGTCTGGTATGGAACCAGTATACGTTGAGTTTGAGGATAGTGAAGGTAACAATTTCAGTCAGAATTTGATGGTGTATGATATACAAGCAAGAATGTTACAAGGGAGTAAATCCAAGGGAACTTTAGTTTGTTGTAGTCCTGATCTAATTAATAATGCTTCTACAAAAGTATCTCGTAGGTTTGGTGCAGGTGGAGGAAAAACTATAGACAAAATAGTTAAGGAAGATATTCTTGAAGAAATTTTAGGAACCTCTAGAGATATTGATGCTCGTCCAACTAAAAATACATTTTCTTTTATATCTCCATTTTGGTCACCTTTCACGATGATTAATTACTTAGCATCTAAGTCTGTACCTAAAGAAGGTGGAACGAAGAATGCTAGTGCTGGTTACGCATTTTATGAAAATGCTGATGGATATAATTTTCGTTCTTACGATAGTTTCTGTGATGATAAATTCAAATACAAATGTATTGTTGGATATGAGGAACCTGCAGAAGAAAAACCTGATCCACAAATTATAGCTGTGGATGCAATCAATATTGTAGAGAATGGTGATATACTAATGGGATTGAACATAGGTTCATTCAACAGTAAGGTGATGACATTTGATATGAAAGACATGGGATATAAGGAATATGATTTCAACATACATAAATATTACAAGAGTGTTCCAAAGTTAAATGGAGATGTAACCCTCCCAAAATACTTTGAAAAATTTAAAAAGAATACTGTTCCCACTAGAATCATGTCTAAAGTTGTAGACACTGCACTCTATACTGAGGGTACGTTTACAAAGGATATTACAAAACAACTTTCTCAGTCCAGTTTAAGGGAAAAATTATTCTACAATAAAAAAGTAGAAATAGAATTTACAGGAAATATTTTACCTAGAGTTGGGGAGATCGTAGAACTCACGACCTACAAAGGAAAGGACAGAAATTTAGATACAGCAAATAGTGGGATATATGTAATAGGTCGTATTCATAGAGAATATATCTCTAGTAATGATCGTATGACAACTAAAATGACACTATTCACTGATAGTGCAGGTGATGTACAAGCAACATCACAAACTCTTGATAACTCAGCTGAGGACATAGTTAAGTAATGTTTGAATCAACCGCTAATTTTATTGGAAAAGACGGGTTCAACTGGTGGGTTGGACAAGTCGAGAATACTGGTGCAGGCACAGAAGAGTTCCCAGATGATCGTGATGAAACTAACAAAGCAAAGGTTAGAATTTTAGGGTATCACAATCCAAGTAGAAAAGAACTGACTAGTTACGATTTACCGTGGGCAACTATAATGATGCCTAATACTGCATCGCAACGATCTGGTATTGGTATGAACCATCAGCTGCAAGTAAACGGCTGGGTGGTTGGATTCTTCATGGACGGTGCAAGTGCACAAATTCCTATAGTTGTAGGCACAATAGGTGATGAGAACCCAGATAATGCATATAAAACACAAAATGATGAAGACGAACCCTTTCCTAAGCTGGTCGCTGGTGACTATTCTCCAGAAGTTCATGCTGGTCAAGGAAGTGGTGCCCAAGGTACAGGATCTAATGTTAGAGAAAATGCTGAAACAGGAGTTCTTGAAGCAGTTGAAGAAGGAGGAGAAGAAGATGATGGTGAATCTTCAACTAGCACTGTAAATCCCAGAAAGACAGTAGGAGAAGCTATTAGTGATCTTGGTAATTACGTAGAGAAAGATAAATGTTTCTCTGTTCAAATGGGTAATGGTGTAGTTGGATCTGAAACATCTACGAAAGTAGAAGGAGCAATTACTGAGTTTATGAAGTTTGCCCGTAACATCGAGACAAACCCCGTTGGTGAATTTATTGATAAGACAACAGGTGATGTTTTAGATGTTGCTTTTGAGGTTAAAAATACTGCACTTAGAATTAACAAAAAATTAACTGGTATCACTAAAAATATTAAGGGTGTGGCGATGTCAAAAGCCAACGATTTAATTCGTGATCAGTTAGATAAAATTGCAATACCAGATCCACAATTATCACTGCCTATTGAAGGAACACTAGATGGTCTTGCTAAGACTATCAACTGTTTATTTGATACATTATTAAATGACATAAAAGATTTTGTTGAAGGTTTACTTAATGATTTGTTTGAGAGAGCACTTGATAGTGCCTTATGTTTAGTCCAAGATATCCTTGGTGGTATCATGAATAAGTTAATGGATCTAATTAACTCAGCATTAGATGCAATATCGGGTATTGTTTCAGCTATCAAAGGTGCTATGGATATGATCGAAGGATTAGTTCAGAATATCGCTGATCTTCTTGATCTATTCTGTGATGGTGCATTGACTGGTGCTATTAAATCATCTGTATATGAAACCTGTCATGGACCTAAAGCAAAAGGTAGAGACGCAGCAAACGATAAGACGAGTCAGTTCCCTATCAAACCACCTGCTGCATTTACAGCTGTCAGTGGTGCTATCAAAAATGGTTTCTCAGCAGGTACATTTTTAGGACAACAAATGTTGTTTGATGTTAATACTGGTGCTATGGTTCCACTCGCAGGTAATGTACTTGGATTTAGTGCTAAGGATTTTGATACCAGAGGACCTATTGCAAAATTTGAGGACATGAACTTTGGTATTGATGGTAAGATACCATCATTAAGTTTGAATTGTTCCAACTCTGTATTCAATAAGAAACCATGCTTCCCAGAAATAGTTTGGGATAATCTACAATCTACTACACCTATTAAGGCATTGCCTATTGTTGATAAGATTGGTGCTATACTTGGTGTATGGACAAGAAAGAAAGGTAGTGGTGTTCCACTTGAAGCACAAGCTCGTGCACAATTTACTTGTAACGAACCTGAGGGTGGTGGTGCTGTATTTAAACCTAACATTAAAGATGGTAAGATCGATTCTATCGCTGTAACAAATACTGGTATAGGATATGGATTTGATCCTGCTGACACATACTGCCCTAATGAACAGTGGAACTTTGTGATCCCTAAATCTGGACTTATAAATGAGGTAAACGATGGAGAACTTCTATACCTAGTATCCTATGCTGATGGTACAGAAGACACAACTAATCCAGATGTAATGCAGGTTGTTGATGTACAATATTCTGATACTCATATTCTCATTGCAACCATTGAGAAGACATTTGAACCAAATGTAAAATCTGGAATGCAATTAAAAACACAGTCTGGATATACGTTTACAGTCAACTATAGTGAGAAATTCCCAGATCTAGTAGTACCGCCAGATGCTAAAGCAGTATATGCTAGTTGTGGTGACCTTATCCCTGTTGTTCAAGCAATACAAACTATCAATGTTGGTAAAGACTATAAAGAACCAATAATAACTATTGGTAAGGGTGTTAAAGAAAAACAAATTGGCACAGCTGATGTTGATGCTAAAGGTCAAATTTTAACACCTGTTATAACAGAAACAGTTCTTGGTTTTGTTGCACCAAAAGTCAAAGATAAAGGCGGTACAGGTGGTGGTGCTGTAGTTGCACTTACATACCAATTTGCAGGACCTATTAAAGTACAGGAAATATTATCTAAATTGCCATCAGCACAAACATACATAGATTGCGTAGGTCATCCTATGGAGACAACAACTGATGATGAGGAGGAGGAGGCTGCTACAACTACCACATCTACTCCATCAACCACATCAACATCAAGTGTACCGTCTACTCCATCGACTCCCTCAACACCAAGTACTCCGACTACTCCATCTACTCCGAGTACACCAAGCACTCCTAACCCACCATCATACGGAGGTGGATACTAATGAGTTTAACTAGATTCAGCGGTGGGTCGGAAACATCCAATAATTCACCTGACAATCCAATATTATGGCCGCATAACTGGGTGCAGTCAACCTCATGTGGACACTTCTTAGAGATGAACAACTCTAAGGATGGTCAAAGAGTGAGGATAGTTCATGGCAAAACCAAGAACTACATTGATATGGATGTTAAAAAGAACACTCAGATCAAAGCTCATCAAGACTTTATCGTAAGGTCTGATAGAAATACAGTTTTTGAGGTTGGTAAGAACCCTGATTCTGATATGATGTCTCTAACTGTACGAGGTGACTTGAGAATATATGTCGAAGGTGACACACATTATGAATGCGAAGGCAACTTCAATCATAGAGTCAATGGTGATTATAAACTCACCGTTGGTGGTAACTATCTCAATGAAACTAAATCTAATTACTCATTGAAGACAGCAAATACCACAAAAATAAAAACTGCCAAATATATTAATGAGGGTACAACGTATCGCTCTCATTATAAAGTAGCAGAACAAAAAACAGATAAATTCCACGTCGTAAAACAAACATCAAATACAGGTTTAATTGAACTTGAAAGTGCTGGCAACATCAGAACTAAAGCTGATGGGTGTCGTTACGATCTCACTAAAGGTAATAAGTTTACCGATGTAGATGGAAAATTTT